GTGGTGCAGTTTTTTCTAATAGAGATTTAATGTCTCTTAATAACAGCACAGTAGGGTTACTTACCATATTAAACACCTTAAGTTTTCATCTGTCTTTGAGCCTTCTCCATCTCTTCTGCTTCAAGTTCCTTAACTGTTTGATGTATAAATAACATTTCCTTAACTAAACTAGCGGGCATTCTATAAACTTCCAACGGACTTATAGAAAAAGTAGTCGCTAAAGTATAAACTACTATTTTAGATAAGACTTGAGGAGAGCCATTTCCTGTCCTAATTGCTCTCCTCATCATTCGTTTTTTTCTTCATCACCACTTTCTGCTAATGGATTTGGCAAAATTTCTTTTATTTGGTCGCCAACATAAGGAGTTAATCTAAGAATATCAATTGCTGAAAGACTTGGTTCTGTTTTTACAATAAAGTTTTCAACCATGTATTTGAACATGCCATTTATATCAATGTCCATACTTTGCGTTTTAGCATCTATTTTCATTAATGTATTAATGGCTCTATCGACTTCTATCCATGTAGGTTCTTTTACCCATATTTTTAGATATTCATCGCTTTCAGGTGCTACTTTAATATAATGTAGCGTAGGCTCACTTGGCGCAAATAGCGCACTCTTATCACTTATTATTTTCTTTTCAGTCATATTATCCACCTTCAAAACCAACAAACAAACAAACGGTGTTGGTGGAATGTAACTTATTCAGACTTTGGTTCTTCTTTTTTCTCCTCAGTCTTTTTAGTTTCAGTCTTTTTAGCCCTAGACTTCTTAGGCTTTGATTTAGATTCTAACTCTTCTTGCATTCGCTTTAAATTCTTTTGAAATCTAGAACCCACTTAAATCACCCCTGTAGCATCCAATGAGTTCTGACCTTACACTCTTGTAAGTCTCTTGGCATAATAGTAGCACTAACTTCTATTGGGCCTTTATCATCGGGCATTGGGAATTCATTGGCACTTAAGAAATAGTTTTTGAACTTAAGAACTATATTTTCTCCAGTTGATTTAGTAAAAATTAATTCAACATGATTACTTCCAGTATTTTCTGTATTATTGATTAGTTCTTTGTATAGTTGATTGTCGGTAACATATCCATTGAATTGTATCTCATATGTTCTTTGAGCAGGCAGAGCCTCTTGTATAGACTTATTGCCGACTCCCAAATATCTTTTATCTGTTAGAGAGTTATTCATGGTAAGAGTAAGACTAGTTACTTTCAAGAAGTCTACATTGAATGCTTTTAAACTTCCATCAGAAAAGAAAAATGGTTCTCTAAGTTCGGGGGTTGCTGTAAAATTAAAGAAATTAGTTTCGTCTACTACGCCTCTTCTTGCTGTATATTCTTCATTAGATTCTAGGTTGTGAACATTTCTAGTATTAGCATTAACTGTCATCTTTACTTCTTCATTTTCGTTAGCAGTCATAGTTAGAGTATTGACCCTACATCCTCTAGCAATCTTAACGAAGTTAAATGACTCATTTGTTTCTGCTGTTTCAGTTTCATAGATATCAGTTCCTCCATCATGGTCTACCAATTTACTAAATACTTGTTCTAGTGCAAACGATGGTAATAAATCTCCATCTTGTTCTGCAAAGGTATATTCTATTGCATCTTCAATTTTGCCATTTGTTCCAACAGTAGGCAAAGTTACAATATGTAGTCCGGCAACAGTATCTTGAGCAGGATTAACATAGGGAGTCATGACAGTTCCAATTGACCTATGAAAAATTGGCCCAGTTTCTTCTACATCATCATAATTAATGTATATGCCATTCTCACTAGCGGGAACAGCCCTATTAGCAGGATTGCTACCGCTAAGACCTGCTTCAACTAATACATCACTAGCATTTACATTTCCAATATCTACATTAGTGCATTTACCAAAGAAATAATAGAGCCATGTTCCTTGATTAGCGACAAGGTTGATATCTGCCGCACCTGCGGTTTCTATTCCCTTGTATTGATAAGTAAAGTTTCTTTTGCCACCTAATGAAATATTTGTTTGTTTCATTTCCACTTCCGTTGTTGGAAAGGTCAAAGATTCTACTATTCCCAACCAAGTATCGGCTAAGAGTGTTTTCTTATCAGTATTAATTTTTGGAGCAGGACAAGGCGCACCATAATTGTCTATTACAAAATAGTCACCGCTACTTAGAGTAGCAGAGGGAGTAAATGAGATTGTAGTTGCTGTGTTAGCAGTAATCCTATGGGTGGTTTGTAGAGCATTTCCCGAACTATATTTTCTAAATAAACAGCCGACATAAAGGTTATTTACTAAAGAAAAATCTGCTCCAAATACCACATCTGCTACTGTGGTAGTAGTAGACCCGTTAGCAGTAACCGTAGTTACAGTTCCACTAGTTTCTTGAATTGGAAAATAAATATCCAATTCCGGTATTTTCGTTATGCTTGCTCCACTTCCTAAAAATATATCTGTATTTTTTACCATATCAAACTCTCTCCCACTACTTACTTACAAACTACTACGGGATGCTTAGTCCAAATCTCTTTACCTCAAGCGATACTTTATATCCATATAATCTTTTTGTCCTATCATTACTCTCAGTTCTAGAACCTAAAAATAATTGACTAAACTTAGAGCCATCACTTGCGGTAAATCCTTTTCTATTATCCTCTATTACTTTTTTTAAAATAGCATATAAATCTCTTAGTCTATCTCTTCCATAATTTAGATTGTTATTTGCTCTTTCGTCATGTATAACCCTAAGATGTAAAGTAAAAGAATAAGTTTCGTTTCTAATATCGTAATGAATTGTTGGGTAGTCTATGCTTTGAGAATCTTCAAAGACTAATATGGTTGCCCCACCACCACTGTTACTCATATCATATCTATTTCCCTTATTAGGTTGTAAAGTCCTAACATCAATTATAGTAGGTATTGTTATAGTATTATCTAAAGATAAAGCATCTCTAGCCCTACTCCATCGAGAAGAACTTTGCCCCGCATCAGTTCCAGTTAGTAATTCTACGATAATACTGACTTCATCCATGCTTCTACCTCTTCTTTAATTGAATTATTGACTTTTTTTAATATCTCTTCTTGTGCAAATTTGGCAACCTCTTCATCACTAAAACTGATATCAATACCTAATTGCTCTGATAGTTGTTGCGTCACCAATTGTCTTTCTTTCTGTATTCTAATTAATTCATCAATTTCTTTCATATCAATGTAGAAGGCCATAGTAATCAATCCAAGAAATAAACTAAATCCTTTTTTCCATTCAAGGTTTCCATAGCCTCTTTTCTAAGAATATCATATTTTTCCTTAGTTGAAATGTTAGCCCCTGTATCTGTCACCAATATGCTTTGGTCATCATGTCTTAATATTTCAGCCGCCACTAATTTAGTAGTTGCTTCGTGTATTTGTGCAGGGACTCTACTATCTCCTGCTTCATAAGTTACTATGATAGAATTCTTGCTATGGAAAGGATACTCTTGCATGAAAAATATTCTTCCTTCTTCGGCAATAGTCCAAAAATCTCCTAGCCTTCTAACATCCTCTTTGTCAGTAAATCGAGATACTGAACATACACTAGGAACATCTTGATTTACTGAAACAAAATTAAGTGTATTTGTTCCAGCAGTTATTCCTGAGCCACTGTCTAAGACAACGGTATTAGCATCAGTAATAGAACTAATCGTTTTACTACCTGTTATACCTGCTCCACTTACCGTCATACCAACAGCAAGTTTTGAAGAATCTTCAACTGTAAGATTTGCAGAAGATAAAGTAGTAGTGCATGACTGTTGAGTAGTTATCTCAACAACACAATCCGAACCGTCATCTCCTGCTAATAGAGAGGATATCAAGATATTACTCCCACTGCTTTTATCTTTTGAAGCGTAAAAGAAATCAGAAATAGATAATTGATTAGTTGTATCTAGTAGTGCTTTGTGGTTTCTAGCCTTTGTAAATGATTGAGTTTTACTAGGCTTTTCTTCATTAATTAAAGAAATAATTTCATTAACAGTAGTCTTTATTCCAAACGCATTGTTGAATTCACTATCTAATAGTCTTGGTGAAGAGGTAGTAACTATTTTATTTGAGGATTCTAAATTAAAAGAATAAGTGCTATTTGGTGTTTTAAGAGTTATTATTTTTATTTCCGTATGATTCTCTAACAGTCTTATTTGTGCTTGAGCCGATGCTAATTCTTCATAATGGCTACCTTGCCAAACTTGTAGAGATACAATCTTTCTAACTTTTAATTTAGGCAACTGAATAAAACCAACATACCCACCGTAGTAAGTATTCATTGGTAGATTTTTAAATTGAAAATCATGAAACTCATCTCTAGTAATAATAGGTCGATAAGAACGCTTAGTTGTTTCATCAACAGTCCCTTCTATTCTTTTTATTATTTTACCCACTTGCGCTCTACTAGGATAGGTTGTATCAGTAAAGTGTGCTATTTGTAACATATCTGCTACAGAGGCAAAGTCAGTATAAAATCCAACGCCTTTATCATAAGCCCCTGTAAAAAAACCCAATGCTACAGTATATGTAGCAACACCGTTTAGTTTCTCATCAAAAGAATAGTCACTTGGATATCCAGTTGTTCCCATCAATATCCCTCTATTGTTTCTCTAATATCTAGTATTCTATTACTTAGGTCATCTAAGTGTTCCCTCATGGCTTTATTTTGTCCTCTTCCTCTTAGTGGGCTTAGATTAAAAGAGGTGTATTTTTTAAGATAGACGCTATAAAATACTGAAACATCTTCTTCATTATCTACCATTATTGGATTACCGTCTTTATCTTTTTTATCGCCTTCTACTTGCATTAAATCTTCAACAGTAAATGCTGTTGCTTCATATTTATCTTTACCGAACTCACTACCTTCTATTATCTTAGAACCCTCAACAACCGCAGTTTCCGAAACTAAAGGAAGAAGAATGTATATTTGAGCCGCTTTCTTATTAGTTTCATAGAGTTTAATCCATCTCTTAGTTTTCATTTTTTTCTCTACGCTAATATCATCTAAGTCTTGCTTGTAAAGCCTTCTACCGACTCCACTTATGTTACTGTCTAGTTTATCACGCTCTCTTTCCTGTTTAGTCCGACCCATCAAACTTTGTGAACTTAGCCTTCTTGTAGCATCTGAAAAACCCTCTAACAACTTCTGCCCTTCTGTTCGGTCATCTAAAGTCCCAGTTAGAAATTTGTAATACAACTCTGCCCTTTGTTCTTCATTAAGGCCTAAATCAGCATATTTACCGATATCGGTTTGTTTGACCTTATCTTTTCTATAAAATATATAATCTGAAAATGCTTCTCCATACTCTTCTTGCACTACTCTAAAGTCACCTTGTTCTATTTGTCTTGCTTCTGCTTCTGTAATAGGTTCGTCTCTTCTATCTATATATGCATACTTTAGTCTTTCTTGGCCTTGGAAATCTGAATCAAACAGAGCCTTATCTTTAAATTTACCAGTTCCTTCCTTTTTTATCATTTCAAATTTTTCATCAAAGAAACTATGAACTATCATTCTTATCTTATTGTTACCAAACCCAAACTTATCATATGCTTCTTCTGCCTTTTTGTAGACAGGACTATCACTAAAAATCAACAAATATTTATTTCCATCTACTTCTATTTCAGTTGTAGCGGCTCTTAATTCATTATATTGAGCAGTTATTTTTTGTCTCTCTTCTTTTAATTTATTGTAGATTTTTTGCCTAGCCTTTTTATTTTCTTCACTATCTCCCTTTAGTCTATCGGGTATTCTGTATTCTTCCATAGGTATCAACGGATATTCTTCTTCCGCAGTAACATCAAAGTTTAGATTAATAGCAAACGCTTTTGGTATTCTATACTTTAAGGCAGTAAATTTACTATATTTATCCTTTATTTTACCATCATCATCTGGTAGTGTTTCTTTTACTTTCTCTGTTAATGTTTTTTCTTTTTTTTGTTCTCTAACAAATGAGGCCTCCACCATTAATTGATAGAGCGTTCCGTCTTGAACCATAGTGTTAAAATATTCATCACCAATTGTCCTATCAAACCACTGTTCTAATTTTAAATTAAGTTCGTCTATAAATTTGTAATCAAACTGTAGGCCATCTTTAATCTCACCATCTTCTATATATTTATTCATTGAAGAAAATTTAATTGCGTTTTTAATCCCCTCTTTATCTATTGCACTATCAATTAAAATCTTTCCTCTCTTTGGTAGGAAGGTAACTTCTGCACCTGTATATCTAACAATTATGTTTTGTGCCTTTGTAATTAGTTCTTCCATACCGTCATCTGTTGGAAAAGTCATAACAGAGTGTGCATTCTTAAACCCCCTATTGTTGCTTTTTGAAAAACTTAATTTCTTTTCGCCCGTTATAGTTTTAGCAGTTCTAAATCTTATTTCTGACTCTATTCCTAACGATAAAGAATCACTTTCAAATTCTTCATCTGACATATCTGCTTGTGATATTACCGCAACAATATCCTTTCTAATTTGTTCTCCTACATTAGCAACATCGCTGACTACTGTTCCACTTAACTGAGCAACTAATTTTTCATCAAACTCAGGATTATCTTCTTCTATATTTTTAAGACTCGCCTCTGCCAGCATTTTTTCATCTTCTTCTTTTCTTTTTTCAGGCCGTCTCTTGACAAAACTACTGTATGCTTGTCTGTTAGATTTTAAGTATAAAGTAAGAGGATTCTCTAACAATTCTTCAAAAACACCTTTTAGTTGTTCTGTTAATTGTTTAGGGTCATTATCTCTTGCCTCTATTAAATTTATTGACTGCTCAATGAGTTCAACGAAACCCTCGTCTTTACTAGTTCCTAAGATGTATTTTTCCATCTGTTCACTAATAAAATCTGATGCGGCAGGAAATCTTCTAGTTACTCCATCGTATTCAAAAGCAACCATTTAACCAACTCACATTAACCATTTAGCCCAAGCCGCACCTTTTTGTATTGCACTACCTAAACCTAAACCGCTTTGTGGTGGTTCATAACTCATTTGTCCTTGAGCATCTATCCAATATGGTCTACCATATCCATCTGTTCCGCTAGGTGGAATAGGATATCCACTACCATTATTCATAGCACCCTGCATTTGATTATATTGTTGCATATTGCCAGTTAATCCTGCTATGGCGGCAGTAGCGGTAGGTTGAGCCATTTGTCCTCCACCATTGAACCCTTGAGACTCTAAGTATTGTTGCTTTGCTAATTTTCTTTGATTTACTACCTCTGTGTTAATGGCGGAGTTAAGGAGTTTTTGAATGTCTAAGTCTATATTTTCTTGAGTAATTTTCTCATATTCTCTAAGACAATCTGCATTCACTATAATATTACTACCATTAGAAGTAAGTTTTAGTTTTGATAGCATTTGGCTAACTACTCTTTCTATGACATCTTCCATCATTTGTTCTAAAGCCGTCAAAAACATTTCTCCGTGATATTGGAAAAATTCTTCTACATGATTATCTTGTAAAGAAAGTAAGTTGTTCATTGACTTGAAGTTGTTTTGCTGACCTTGCTGAACAGCCCCTAAAACCGTTCCGTTACTTGTTCCTAATATTCCCATATTTATTCCTCTACGACTTCTTGACTAATTTCTTCCTTTACTTTCTTAATATCATCAACTTTAACTTCTTTTTTTATCATCAAATAATTCAATCTATCCGTTAGTATATTTATTTCTCCAATTATCTCTACGGCTTCATTAGTCGCTGACCTGTTATCTCCTAAAGTTGGTGGCTTTATTAAATAACCGTTTGCGGTTAGTGCTACAATATCATCCTTTGTTAGATTAGATACTGGGCCGCTTTTTAAAATCTTAGGCATTTTAGGCTTAAATGCCTTGAAATCTAAGCCATGCTTATCTGCTAGTATTTGCTGTTGTAGCATTTCTAGTTGCATATACATTGAAGCATGTTTAGGGCAGTAAGTTCCCATTAATGGACGACCCTTTGTTACCTTATCTAGAGGAATAGGTGGCCTAAGATAATCTCCCGCTTCCCAAATATGGTGCATTCCACATACAACACATCTATCTTTGAGATTAAATTTCTTTCCATATTTTAAAAATAGTAATTTCTTAGGTTCTGCCTTTAAAACAGCAGTTAATTCTGCTAATTGTTTTTTAGGCTTAATAGCCATAAAGTGGTATTCTGTCACTGCTCCACTTGCTCTAGCCTGTTTAATAGGTGATAAACCTAAATTCATATTATTCGTCTGTGCTAATATCTGCTGGTTTTGATACATCTTCTATTCCTCAATAATCCTTTATCATAGTAGTTATTCCTTTATACACCATTTCAGGGTCTGATTTTGCTGATACAATATATTTGAAACAAGGTATTCCCTTATCATTAAGTTGCCTCATACCATAAGAGAACGGCTCGAATATCTCATGTTTATCTATCGGCTTTTCACTTTTATATTTATCTCCCCAAATGTCATATTTATTAGCCCAAATAGCAACTGCCATTGGATAATCAGAATCTTTTTTCTTTCTTCCGGTAGGCCAACGACTAGCAGTAATAGTATCTACTAGAAATTTCCAAGCAACTTGATGGTCTAAATTAGAAGGATTATCTAAATGCCTATGGTCTACCATGAATATAACATATTTTACTCTACGAGTTTGCATATCTTTTACCCATTCTTTCCAGTAGATGGCTTCTCCTCCAATATCAGCACTCTTTATTGTATGCGAATCTCCGTCTAATTTTATCGTTTTTCTAGAAGCCCTATGCAATCCCACCGTTCTTTCATTTATCTGAGGAACTTCTCCTCTAGTTCTTAATTGATGACTTAGGGTTGTTTTACCAACCATAGTAGCGCCATAAACACCAAAGTTTATTGCATGAATTTTTTTGTAAAAACCTATTATGGCTTCACCAACTAGTATGGCAAAGCCTGTCATTATTGACATATTATTCACCTATAAATACATCTAAACCTACAAAATCTCCATCTATTTGTTTTTCATAGTTCCAAAAAATCTCACCGTTGAACTCATCCTCATCCGCATATCTCAATTTCCAACCTAACTCATTTAATTTTTTATTTAGTTTATCCCAATCTACATCTAAAGGAAACAACAAATCAATGTCTTTTGGGTTTTCCTTTTTACCAACCGAACCCACTATTTTAGGTTTAAAATATTCTAAATCTTTTAACAATTGGTTAGCAATAGAAACATAGTTTTTAAGAATATTTTTCCACATATTAATGACTCCAAATATCTTTAACCCTCTCTATAATCCAACCCATTATATTAATGTCAAAGACTCCCATAATATTACCAATTAAGAACATAGACAAAGTAGAAAAGCCTCCCCAAAACCATGCTCTCATTTTCAAAAAGAAAATGTCTGCTGAATGCGCTCTAGATTGATTATAGGCGTAGTCAGAATCAGAAAAACCCATTATATCTCCGAGAACCATTTAGCCACCCCTCATTGAAGGACTGCTAAAAACTCATTACTAACGGTATTTTCATCGTTTTCATTCTGATTTGCTGAATAGGTAAAACTAGTATTATATTGCTTTGCGCTTTCAGCCATCTTTCTTCTCTGTTGGTCATCTCTAGCCTTTCTTTCCCAAAACGCAGAAATTTTTCTATCTAGTAGCCAAATTTCTATCTTGTCATTTAGGGCTAAATCAAACAAAGCCTTCATTACCATAATTGCTCCTATTGTTCCTAGTCCAAATAATACAGAATGTGCTAAAGCACCATAGGGAAAACCAGTTCCTATTTTAGCATAAGCAAAGACATTAGCCCCACTTACTGCTCCAACAAAAAGTATAGTCATTACTAATCTAGTATCTTGATTTAAAACTGCCATTGTAAAACCTCATGAGAACTCAATAGAACAAGCCACTGCACCACTTACTTCCTCGAAAAATAATCCATTTTCACAAAGAACAGAATGCATATCAAACTCTATCGTTTGTCCCGAAGATAGTTTTAATCTCGCTATTTCTTTTCCGGAGTTACTAGTTCCATCAAATACTTTTACTTCTGCTGTGCTACCACCTACTTCACAAACATGAATAGAGACTAATCTGCAACTGCCAGTAAAAACAGTTGCCGATGCAGTCAAAACTCCACTTGTTCTACAACCACCGCTAGGCATAATATCTCCTCAAACAGCGTTAGTTACAATACCTATTATAACTTTCCTAAGTCAATCTACTCCTTTTTTGGAGTTTTTGCCTTAGTAGTTTTAGGTTTTGTAGACTTAGGTTTGGTATTTCTAGTCTTTTTTACAGTCTTTGGTATTAGCAAATCCACTAAATCTTGATGGGTCTTTATCGCTTGTTTGGTCTCAAAAGCGGCCACTTTTAGTTTAGCCTCTTCTAAGTCAAGTATGGCTTTTTCATCTTCTTTAGTAAATGTAAACATAAAGTCTGGGTGTCCCAACATAGATATTGCAGACCTCAAAGGAAACTCAACGGGTGTATCTTTTGTTATCAATACACCCGCTAAGTTCTTTTTTTGTATTTCTGCTTTTTCTGTTAGTATAACAGTAGGCAATAAATCACCTCAAAGGTTTCCAAAGACCTTTAGTTTTACAGTTCCCAAATCACCGGATTGTAGAGAAGCCGACAACAAAGCGGCTGAACCTGTGGTATATGCATAAAGGTAAAAGAAAGTCTTATCCGCAGAGATATCTCCTATAATGTAGTGGCAGTCGTGGTCAGATTGACCCACTAATTCAACAGAAGTTATAGTGTCTAATCCAAAACTAGATGCTAAGATTTTTTCACCTGCATGAGTAAACTTTTCATTTCCTCCACCAGTATCGGCTGTAACTGTTTGAGCAGTAGTTAAACCAGTAGCGGATAGCGCAGTTATTTTAATAACATCGTCATTGTTATTTGCGGCTGAACCTTCTACAACAACATGGTCGCCAACAACAAATCCATCATCCAAATAACTACCCGCATCTCTTGTGTAAGTTTGTAAAGCGGCAGTAATAGTTTGACTTGCCGCAGTAGCGGTTGTTCCTGTTCTGTAAGAAGAAATGGCTACGCTACCCAATGCTATGTATTCATCACCAACGGCTCTAGGCTTACTAAATCCCTTATGGTCGGGTAAAAGTGTTACAGTATTAGTCACTTAAACCACCTCAAAGTAGATTTGTAATCTTACCCTGTCCTCTAAAGTATGAACAACCAACCTCACCAATAGTTCGGTAAAGTGCTTGGTTTCCTAGAGTTCCAACACCGAATGGGTTTCCGTTACTAATACCATCTTCAAAGTATTGAGTTGGTTTCATAACTGATAGCCACAAATGGTCAGTATCTAGAATCAACATATCAGAAAGTCCAGTAGATAGAGAGTGGTGCTTTGTTGATGGCATAGCCGCAACAGGAATTAGTGGGATATCGTAATAAGTAGAAACTCTAAATCCGACTTCTTGACCCTTTACACCACGAACACCATTTACGGTTGGCACAATTTCTTTACCATCCATGAATCTTTCTTGTGCTTGTAGCAAATCACTCAATGTTTGTAGAGTATCATATCCAGTTAGTATAACCTTTGGAGAACCACCGTTTTGTCGAATTTCTCTTAGAGTTTGGTTAATCAAACTTAGAGTCAGAGACCTTTGGCCACTTGCTGAGTAAGTTCCATCATTTACAACCGCATTCATGAAAGTAGAAGCGTTAGCGGCTCTATCACTGTTACCGAATAGAGTAGAAACTTCTGCCACACCATTTGTTGTGTCTGCATCATCGTATGTTCCGTTCTTAATCAAATCATTTGCTTTCATGTTTTGTAGTTCATCGTTACTAGAAACAACCTTTAGTAATGAAGTATAGTTTCTTTCAATTGTAGCAATTGTTGTTGTTACTCCGCCATCAAAGTCATAAACTTCTAGAGGCATAACTAGCATTTGGTTCTGAACTTCTGCATGGTGCTTACCCATATCTTCACGCATTTGCGCTCTAATGTCGCCAATACCATCATCAATTTGTGCAAGTTCCATAGCAAGTTCGCTGAACTCAAATTGATGTGCAATAATCTTTGGGCTTGTAAATAGTGTAGAATACTTTGGTGCAATAGAAAACAATCCATCAGCGTTAGTTCCTAGTTTAGCATTTTCAGGAACACCACCAATCAAATCGGGTCTTAGTGTGCTTGCTCCAATAAGGGCATCAGAATTAGCCCCTGTTCTTGCGGTTACATCTAGTGAATTTCCACTACCACCAGCAGGTCTTTCTACCAATACTCTCCAACCACTTGAAACATATGGTCTCTTTGAAATAACTGAAAGTGCATTACATTCTCTGTTTAGCATTGACCAAACCTTTTGACCAAATACTCGGTTATACAAAGCGGCTCTATCTCCTATTGATGAAGTTCCGCTTCCTACTCCTAATGTGGTATCGTGGCCACTGTGTAGTGCTTGAACTGCACCACTTTGTTTTAGCAATTGACCGCTAATGCCCGATAGTCCGTATGTCTGTCTTTCTAAATCTGCTATTGTGTTAATATATCCTGTCATCTTAATAACCTCCTACCATTTTGTGAATCTCTGACCAATCCATTTCAGCCAAATCTTCCATACTTGGGAGTTCTTCTTCTGCCGCCTTTTGTGCTTTTAGAATTGTTTCTTTTTCAGCAGTCAAAGACTTTCTTAGTTGAGTAAACTCATCTTTTAGAGATGCTATTTCGGCTTGAGCATCATATTGTGACTTTGCCAAAATGTTTTCTCGGTTTGCTTTTTCTGCTTTAAATCTTGCACTAAATTGCTTTTCTAGATTACTTAGAGCAATTTCTTCTAGTTGCTCTTGTCGATAAGACTCATATGCTTTTTCAATATTTAGGTTAGAAAGGTTTAGTGTATCTAATTCATCATTGTTAAATGCTTTAACAACAGGAAGTCCACTTGGCTTAGGATTGCCATTATCAATAACAATTCTATCAGCAGGTTCTCCAATTTCGACACCTGCTCCGTCCAATGTAGCAACATAGGCTTTATCTGCCATTTTGTCACCATATGCACCTCTTTCCATGTCATCAGTAGGGACATCTTGCATTCTTTCCATGTCCTTCATCCTTTCCATGTCTTTCATAGATTCTTTTTCATCATCCATGTTTTCCATCATATTCTCATCTTCCATAGACTCTTTCATGGATTCTTTGTCATCATCCATCATTTCAGTGTCCATCATTTCGGCTTCTTCTTTTCGTAGCGTATTGACTTGCTCCATTAGAGTGTCAAGTTCCGCCAATGCTTTTTCTAACTTGCTCATATTTTTCACCTGTTTATCTTGCTTTAAAATATCAAATCTTGCTTCGGGATTTATTCCTTTTTCACAAATTGTTACCTCATGCAATTCCAGTTTGCTTATTTCATTGTAATCTCCTAACTCTGGATGACTTTTCTTTACTTTTTGTAATGCCTGTCCTCCTATGCTAAATGACCTCAATGAACCTTTTCTTACGCCTCTTCCTATTTCTTTGGCTTTTTCTATATCATCTCTTAACTTAATTACTACGAAGAAACCAACATCATCTACTTCTGTTTTCCACAATCTCCCCGTTTTATCTCGATATGATTTTACTACTTCTCCAACTTGAACATTTGAGTGATTTGTCATTACATTTCTAAACTTCGGATTTTGCATATACTTCTCTACTGCTTCTTCTAAAGCCTTTAGTGTAATTAAATCGTTTTGTTTATCCACGATTTCTATGCTTGCATATCCTCCAATCATCAAGTCTTGATTACTTTTTAAGATGCTAAAGTCGTTGGTTCTATTACTTATCACCGCAGAACTCATACCTCTCGTTTTAATGATTTTAAACTTTCACTATTTAAAGAACACGGTATTTTCCATTTATTTTGGTATTTTTACAGAATTAAATTTATCTTCGTAAATATCCCAAATACCTTCATCTCCGGCTTTATCGGCAGGTTTTTGTTTATATCCAGTCCATGCTAGCCACATCTTTTTATCTTCAACAGGTAAATACCTAATATGTAACTTAGTCTCAAATTTGTTACCTTCTAAGAAATATTCGTGATATCCATTTCTTTGTATTCCTAATTTTATCTTACCGTAATCAATGGTTTTTTTGTTTTGAACATTTTCTGACACCTCAGCAGGGTATTTGCCTGCCGCACCAAATAAATCAAACAGTTCTTTTTCATCATCAATCTCAATAGTCCAGTGTAAATTTTTATCTTTTAATCTAATTGAAAATTGTATATTGTTATCTTCTCTAAGTGATATTTTGAACTCACCCTCTCTATATTTTTCAGGTGTTTCATATTTTTTAATTTCGTCTGCACCAAATTTAAATTCGGGGTCTGCCTTTATTTTATTATTCTGTCCTTCTAATATCGGTTCTCGTTGAACAGCCCAATCTCTTAGTTTGTTTTGTTTAGCATCTAGTATATCTTGATACAAACTTCTATGATTAGTTACTAAGAATTCATGTAGTTGTCGAGTTGTTTGCTCTCCCTTCTTAGTTAGGAATTGATGAATAGCCGCAGTGAGTTCTCCCTGTTTTGTTTTCATTATTTCTATTGCCTTGCTTTTCCACATATCTAAATCTGCTAAAGCATTCTTTGACATTAAATTGTTTTCTTCAAAGCCATAAAGGGTAAAACCATTCATATCGTATTTGAGAATAGCAGTAGTTTCTCCATGAACATAATCTGTTACCTTGATTCCTTTTTCCAATGCTGAAACATCATAGTTCAAAGACTTCTTTGTGTCCTTAGCAAGCATGGCTAAAGTAACTAATTTATCCGGATATTCTACTTCCGGAACTTCGATTACCTTAGCAGAAAATAAAGAGTAACCGTTAGCCGTTTTCTTAACTTCATCTACCTTTACTCTAATAATATCCCCAACATCAACCGCTATCTTAGTGTTTAGTGCTTTGCCTACATTTAGATATCTTATATCATCTATTTCAACAGTATTAGGTATATCATCTAATATTGGGCCAACTCCTACACTATAAGAATGCAAGCCACTTTTTGTCTTAGTTTTGCTAAGAACTACTACATCTAAGTCTACAAACTTCTTCCATTTGACCCACTTAGGATTCTTTTTAGTTCCCACATAATATATTGAAGTAATGTCTTTTATCATGACTCCTTCCGCAGTAGGAATATCCATTATGTCTTTAGAGTATTCTGCTACCTCCTTAATTGAATCAGCAAATCGAGTATCTTTCTTTGAGGGGAAAAGTAGAACATCAGAAGAGTGTTGTGAATAATTATTAAACAAAGTCCTAATTCTACTATCTAATTCTTCTTCTAATAACATTTGAGAATCGTGTCTCATAATATCAAAGACATGGGCTTTTAGAGTGGCTTCAGGATATTTATTTTTAAACACATGAGCAATTGTATCAGCCCGATGCAGTGCTTCTTTACCATCAAATAAAATCAATTCTGCATCTAAAATACACTCCCCGAAGTGTTTTGCTTTTAATTCTTTAACTATGTCTTTACACTTTTCAGTAATATCCTTTTCATTATATGAGTATATCTTTACATTACCGTCTATCTTATGCAGTTGTATTCTCATACCGTCATACTTTTCTTGAACAATATATTCTCCACTAAATCCTTTTAGTTCGTTCATATCATTTATCTCAAATATTCTATACATTGGTTTGTTGGGAATAATAAAGTCGCTTTGGGCTTTTTCTGCTTTCTTCATATCAATATCTAAAAGTTCATCCCAATCTTCTTCACTGTGTTGTGAAAAGTAAATTAACTCTAACATATCCATAGCGGCTTTAACTTTGGATTTGACTTTTTTAGAATCTTTACCATCACCATAGTTTTCTATTATGTATAGTGCTACATCATCCGGTTCTAAATCTAGTCCTGCTAATCCATCGGTTAAAGTATCCTCTTCCATATCTTTTATTTGTAGAGTTTCTTTTCCTAGCGCATGAGTGTTATCTCTGATAGCATAATGAACAAACTTAACCATAGATTCAGGATTATCTAGTAACTCTTCTAAGACACCCTCTCCAAATCTTTTAGCAAATGGGTCTATAACGACATCCGATTTATATCTAATAAGTTTAATATCTTCATAAAGTTCTCTTGCTTGAGGAGATGTGGGGTCACTAACATCTTGGTGTTCTAATAGATTCCTTTCTATAAAGTTCTTTAATTCTCTGCCTGCTACATCTAATTCATCATAAGATTCTCTAACTTGCTCTACAGCCTTTCTCCATTTGTGACCGTATTCTTTAGGGTCACTATTAGCCGATAAGAAAGCAACTCTAGATATCTCAAATAATTTTACTAACTCTACCGAAGAACGCTTATCCTTTTCTAAAGAGCCGAGTTTCAAAACAAACCCGCCTTTTAGAACTCATATGTATCTCCGGCTTGGCCGTAACCTACATTTGTTCCTTCTTTTTGACTTTCTGGAACATTTTCCTCTTCTTTTGCTTTAGGTCTTTTTACTTTCACTGCTTCATTTTTATCTTCAGAGGGAAGCCTATTATTATCTGTAAGAGATTGATGTAGTATTTCTTTAACTTCTTTGGCCTTCTCTATGGTCATAGAAATAACTCTTTCTTCCTTTGTCACTCTTTCCGGCATATATATCATCCCATACTGTCTACCATTTTATGAATTTCGCTCCATTCCATGCCACTTACTTCTTCCTTAGTATCTATTACTTTCATCGTAGGAGATGGGCTATCAACAACAACAAAACCGGATTTCATTAATAGATTATCGTCATTGTAAACCGTTTTTTCTAAGTTTTCTATTTTAGCAGTAAGGGCTTTTATTATTTCAAGTAGTTCTTTATTAATTGATTCTTCTTCACTCATCTTTCTCACCTTTTCTTTTTGGATAAATTAAATCTCTAATCTGTCTATAAAGCAGTTCATACTCTTTACGAAGTTTCGTAGCAGTGGCGACTATATCAATATTCCTTTCATCCATAGATTTTACTTTTTTATTTAATTTCTTATCAGATTTAGTAAAATCTAATCCGTCAATCATCTCTAGCAAATCACCTAATTTAGTAAAGTCTTGGCCAAAAAATTCAGTTGGTTCAGCCGCTTGTAATGTTTTCTTTAATTTCTTTTTCTGTTTAGGGTTTAAAGAGTCTAATATATTTTGAGACTTCTTTTCTTCTTTAGATATATCGAATGTTTTTCCTTCTTCATAATAATCCCATGTCATTTTATCAATCCCTTTTGTCTAACATATTTTTAACTATATTTATCTGTTCCTGTAAAGAATCAAATCTAGTATTTACTCTGTCTACTAAATCTCCAATAAGTCTAACTTCTTTAGGGGTAGTATCTCCTATTCCTGCTCCTACCTTTCCATACATATTCAGGTCTAGACTTACACTCTTTTCGGCGTTTCCTACCCACTCTTCTAAAGACTGTTCGTTTTCTTTGTTTAGTTGTCTTAATATTCTGTCTATTTCTTTTATTCCCTGTGCGGCAAGTTTTACTTTGTTACCTAAAGTCACTTGGGCTTGGAATATCTCTTGGTCTCCTGTGTATTCTCCAATTAGACCCTTAGCGTTACGAAATAGTGGCCTATATTTTTCTACAGTTTTTAATTTAGTTTCTATTTCTGCAAGTCTTTCTTTTTCTATTTTCAACTGACCCTCTATTTCTCTTTGAATGTCTTTCCTTGCTTCCTGTAATATTTCCGGCTGTGCAGACTGAAGTTCTTCCAACATATCTTCTATTTGTTTTTTGGTTAATCTTCTAGCAGTGCCTCCTAATTTTACTCTAACTGCTCCTTCGGCCTCTTCAACTAACTGTCGTCTTGGGTCTGATTTTCTCAACTCCCTTCTTTTTTTGGCATCTCTTTTGTATCTCTCTAATCTAGCAGTTTCTTTTTTTCTTTGTTCGTCAATATCTGCTGAGGTTCTTGCTTGTTGTTCTTTAACCTTAGCCGCATCTTCGATTTCTTGATTTATATCTTTTAATCTATCTTTTAGTTGTTTTATTTTTTTATCATAAGCATCCTCACTAAAAGCACCCTGTTGTTCTTCAGGATTGTTAGAAGTAAAATCAGAAAAGTATGTATTTATAAATTCCTTTCTTTCATTATACCTTTCTGTTAATTTGTCAAGGTCTGTTTTACCCTCTTCATCTTTTTCAGTGTCATCAGCATTCTTTTTATTTCGTTCATAAGTAGCATCTAAGCCTTTTATTTGCTCTTTTCTTCTTTTCTCACCATCAGCCTTAAACTGATTATAAGTTAAAGATAAATCGTTTTCTATTTCTTTTTTTCTCTCTTCTAAGGATGGTGTTTTTGTGTCTCCTACTCCCTTAAACGGTTTTAATGGTGTTCTATCCTCATCGGAAGTAATATCCGGTAGTCTCTGCGCCACATATTCAGCAACTTTTCTTTGAACAGTAGAATAGGCTAAGGTCAGAGCCTTCATTCTTCTTTCAATTAGTATTTCTAAGTCAGCATCCTTTAAAGTATCCAAATCATCAATCTGTTTAGTTAGTAATTCTTTAGCACTCATAAGTTCACTAAAAGCAAACATGCTTCTATTTAACGAATTAAGCATGTCCTGTTGTATTTCCCTTTGTCTAACTATTCCACCGGTAGGGTCGCCAATAACTATGGAACTAAGCAGTCTATTCAGTTGTTGTCTACTTTTAGGTTTATCAATTAAAGAAGGGGGTATTTCACCGCTAAATCTTCTAGTATATAGCCCCTGTAAAAAAGTTAGAAAATCTTCGTCTGCACCTAGTTCGGCATATTCCCGTTGTAGTTTTTTAACATCTACTAATTCAGAACTATCTCCTTCCCCCAATCTAAACTTTCCATTAATAATAAATTCTTCATAAGGTTGCTCCATCAAAAGATTTCTTCTACTCTGTAAAAATACCAATTTGTCGATAATGATATTTATGTTGGCCTTACTTATTTTCTTGAAAGTATTTCTAGACATTGTATCATAAACGCCATCTTCTACTGTTCCTCTTTCTTTTATATTTTTCATGTCTTGTAGATATTGATTAAGAACTCTAATATCTCTAGCAGGTTTTCTTCTCCGCTTTTTAGCCATATCGGTTTTTAGCCTTTCAGCCGCTTCCTCTACCTCAGTTTGTTTAGTTCTATCTTCTAAAGGGTCGAGTCCCTCACTAAAATCTTCTTGTAATTTTTTATCTTCTTCTAAGTCTCTTGCTATTTCGTCAGGTATGAAGTCATCATCCTCATCTTCCTGTTTGAAAAACAAAGTCATTTAATCACCTTAGAATGGAATATTTTCTTTTTTTCCTCTCTGTTTAGGTGGAAGAGTTATCACATCGGGGATATCCGCACTACTAGGCCTTGGTTTTGGTGTAGTGTCTTTTGGAAGTCCTACACTAAAATCTCTATTTTTAGTAGTCTTTCTACTTTCGTTGTTATTAGCGGCTCTTACCTGTGCCAACTCTTTTCTTAGTCTTATTTCTTTTTGTCTATTATCTTCGGTCATGGTATTCTCCTCTCACTTCTTCTATCTACATTTTGATTGCCAGCATCTTCGGGTAATCCCGTTAGTCGCTTATCCGGCCCTACACTCATAGAAGGTTTATTTCTTGTGGTTGCTGGATTTTCTTGTTTCTTTGAACCTTGTAGTTGTTGTTCTTGCATTTGTCCCAATTGGCTTGCATCAATATTAGTTCCCGCATAAGGGTCTAGTTCGACTTTATCCTCACTAGAACCTTCTTGTGGAGGTTCTTCAACAGGTTCGGGCTTTTTGAAAGTAAAGTTTCCATCCTCATCCATTTCAACTTCAAAGCCTAGATTCTTAGTAGAAGCCGCAATATTAACTTCGATTTCTCTTTTTCTTAATACTGCTATTTCATCTTCTTCTTCGCTCGGTGGTAGTTTTAAATTCCAGTCAGTAATGCCAAATTGCTTAACTAAAAACGGAAATACATAATTGTTGTAAACATTCTGTGCCATTTGAACGGCTCTATTAGTTACTAATATCTGCATACCTTCATTATTCAATCCACCACTAGTAGTATTATCTGCCATAAACACTTTACTAACTCCAAAGAAAGCAGAAATTCTATCTCTCAAATCATCCTTAACAGAAACATATTCCATTTCTTTTAGACTATCCATAAATTTAATCCATTCTACAGAACCTTTACCTTCTGCTTCTATTCCCATAATAGGAATAAAGTGAGGGTCTTGTTCCATCTTTTCTTTTACGGCTTTCCAAAAAGATTGCATGGAGTCCATGTTTCTAGTTTGAACTGCTAATAATCCTCTAGGCATACGGCTCTTAGTGTAAGATGAATTAACATAGTTCTCCATAGCAATAAGAGTCATTATATTATTAAATAAAGTAACAATAGGAGATTGACCATATAATCTAGATGGACTATATTTACTAAAATGTAATACTTCTCCTTTCAAGAAATACTGTTCTTCTCCAGTTGCCCTATTAACATAATGAACAGGGAATGTCTTAGCACCACATTGTTCACAAGGAACATGAGCGTCCTTTGAGAAAAATTCTCTATGATTAACACAAGTAAAAGCAGTATTTCCTCTTTCTCCATATTCATCGGTATAGATATACATTGTTGCAGGGTCGCCACGATATACTTCTTTGATTCGATGCATTCTAATATCGCCATTACCATCTAAAAAGTATTCTTTTACCAATACGATGTAAGCGTCATCCATAACATTTAGGTCATCTTCTAATTGTTTTAGCACATCAATAAACAACTGTTCCGATTTATTGACATATCCCTCGATAAACTCCTCTGCATATTTTAGTTGGTCTACATCCGGAACTTTTAGTTTTTCACTACCACATCTAGAACATTCAGAGACAGGCCTTTGGTGTTTCTTTTTACAGTTTAAACACATAGCCTCGTATGCCTTTTCCCAAACATACCCTCTACGAAATATCTCTTGCTTTAATTGAGTAATACAAGTTCTAACAATTACCGACTGATTTACTATGTGGTAAATTAGAGGGGCAGTCATATGATAGGTATTTGGCCTCTCTTGTATTCCTATATTGTAGATTTGCCTATCAGCAGGTTTAGGAGTAGTTCTTCTAAATAAATTCCTAATTGAGAATCGTCTTTGCTCAACCATATAACTTACCCCTAATCATTCTCAATCTACTACACATTATAGTATCTTTGGCTCAACTTCCTTTTCGCCACTTTTTATTTTTCTTTTCTTTTGTTTTTCTAGGACTCCATTTTACTTTATCAGCCCAATAAGCCGCAGACATTTTACCCCTCTTAATATTCTTCTTATGTCTACTTTTGAAAGCCCTTCGCTGTCCTGCGGTTTGATTTGTTTTTACTCCTTGTTGTCCAAACCTAATTGTTTTTACTTTATCACCATCTTTTACAACAACAATGTGAGATTTACTTGGGTGCTTTGGAGTTCTTTTTGGCTTGCTGAATCCACTTACTCCGGCTCTAGCAAGAGCAGGATGCTTTTTCTTCTTTTTGAGAATATCCATCCAATTACTCATAAGCATCACCTAACATATATCCTATTTTTTTTCCCGCCTCTATATCGCTTGGATAGTGGCTTCCCATCTGTATTCTAGATAATGATATTCTATCAGCCATTTGTTTTAATTGTTTCTTCTTTTCTGGAAACTTTCTACCTAATACTCTTTCTAGCCCATGTGCTAGCATAGAGTGACCACTAGGAAAAGCAGGAGTATCATCAGTTGTTGTTTTCGTTGTGGGTATTTTATTACTCACTTGGAATGGTCTAGGTCTTTTATACTTCATTTTTTCAGTGATAGCGTAGTGATTCACATCTAACATAAAATCTTCATAGTCATCCCTATTCTCTCCAACGATTTTAAACATCTCTATATCAGGCTTTAAATCAGCATCTTTCATTTCTTTTGGTTCAAGTTTCTTTTCTTTCATAACCTTTAGAACTTCGGGTATTTCTTTTTCTTCCTTAGGATAACTCATTTCAGGTATCTTTATTTTTATTGATGGAGTTCTCTCTAAGGATTTCTTTCTATTAGCGGCGAGTTCTCCCTGCCACTTTCTTTTGAGAATATCCATCCAATTCATTATATCACTTTGGTTTATGAGTATAAATATCTCCATCTTTATGCATGAATATCTTACCGTCTTTTTCTAATTCGGCTAAGGCTCGTTTTATTTCTGCTTCTTCACCAAATTGTTTTAGATTTTTCATACCTAATGCCCCGCCTTCTTTTTTAATTTCAGCGAGTATTTTTGCTTTTATGTCTTGTTTTATTATGTCTTTCCATGTCATGCTTTCATCCTCTTTGTTTTTCGCTTACTTGATTCTTTTCTTGCTAATGCTACTTTATGTGCCGAATTTAGTCTCTTCTTTGCTTCGGGGTCTTTAGCCCTTCTAGCCGCAACTCTCGCTCTTTGTTCTACTAAATTAATTATTTGTGATTGTCTTTTGTGAGATTTATCTTTAAACGCAGAACTTGAGAAGGTTTCTCTTACATCTTGTGCTGTTCTAAATTTTACAGGAACAGTATCTTTTGGATTCTCATCTGTATATAGCCTTCTAGCAGAACCCTTTGGTTTTTTACCAGTTCCTTTCTTTGGGTCTTTCTTTAACATATCTTGCCAACTCTTCTTGACATAACCGCTAGCATAAGCCGCTTGAGCGACTTGAACCGCTTTCTTTCTTGTTTTAAATGGCCCTCTAGAACCCCAATAATAACCATCTTTCTTTTTAGTAATAGGCATAGTAATCACTTTCTAGTAAATTCAGTAGTTTTTTTATGTCTTTCAGCAATATTAGCCCCTACCACTATACGCATTCCTACTAGACCCATCCAATTATTAAGTTTAGAATATACTGACCTTCTATTTCTAAAAATACTTGGAGGAACATTATTTATTTTCATATTCTGTATGAACTTATCAATAAATTTTTTATCCTTTAAATTAAACATTTGACCTGTAGGTATTTCTTCAACTGTTTGTATCAAAGACTTCTTAACTTTTTTAAAATGCTTGCTTAAAAAATTAGAAGATTTTAAAATGCTAATCCAGTTCATAGTTAATCACCTGCCTCTATCAAAAGATTGTTCTAAATCTTTAGCATATCTAAGCATATTTCTACCTTCTCTGATTCTTTTTCTACTACCAGTCATTAACAACTCGCCAGTTAGTTTCATCATCTTTATTGTTTTTTGAAACATGGCTTCTGTTCCTTCATCTAATTTATCGGAATATTTTCTACGCTGTGTATATTTTCCCCTTTCAAAATCTTTCAAAACATTTTCAACTATTCCATTAGTAATCGCTTGTTGTAAACTACCTTGTGATAATTCAAACCATCTACCATCAGCATAAAATTCAGCAAGAAAATTATAATACTCTTGGAATTTTTCCTGTGGAACTTGTATTGGTATTGAAGAAAGATTTTGAGGTTTAGATGTAAAGACATTACCTATATTTTGTTTAGTTCCCTTTCTTTGTAACCAAAGATTAGCATTAGTGGCCATTCTGCCAACTATTGCTGTTTGTTTGATTACATTTAGCCAAGACATTTTAATCACTTTTGACTAAACTTTTTTCCTGTTGGAACATGCTGTTTTCCTTTCTTTCGGCCTTTTCTTTTCTTAGCATCTTGATACCTTAGAGTTTTTTTATCTGTTCTTTTGTAAGTTGCTCTTGGCATATATCTTCCTTTAGTTTTAGATTTAGGTTTTTTACCCTTATCTTTGGCTCTATGCTGTTCAGCACTTCCCCAATCCTCATCAGTCCATGTGGATAAATCCCGTTGCCTTTTTGTTTTGGCTTTAAGGATATTACGCCAATTAATTCTTATAGCCACCACCAGCCCTTTTATATGCTTGAGCCAACATTTGTGCTTTTCTTGCAGACCATTGACCTGCCGCACCACCCTTAGTTCCTCTTTTTATTCTATTGAATATTCTTCTACGCATAGCGGGTTTAGTATAATTACCCGACTGATTAACAGTTGATTTTCGCTTTCGCTTTTTCTTTTTCAATACTTCTTGCCAACTCATATTTTTACCTCCATTGGTTTACCTTCTTTTATCCAACACTCTTTACAAAATCCAAACGCATACGCTATATCTGCTATGTAACAGCATCCAAAATACTTGAATTGTGTGGATTGTTTATATCTCACCCACTCGATTAAATTCAAACCAAGATTCCTCCTATGTTTTCTAGTTCATCCATTACTGACATTTTACAATTGTCCTTGTATTTCTGTATGTCATCTAAATAGATTCCTTCTTTTAGCCAATCAAAACCAACATGGTCTTTATGATTTTCCCATTTCATTAGTTTAAAAATTTCATCGCACCGTTGTTTATACCAATCAGCCTTCTTGTAGGATTTTTTCATGCGTATCAATTCTAATAATAGTTCAGCGTTGCCTTTCTTCAACCTAAAATGAGGTAAACATTTTGTTAGTAGTTCACTAACATCTGCCTGAGAATAAAAGTTTAAGCGATTAATTAGTCTAGTATCTTGTGGTGATTTTTGGTCTAAGTGCATACGACCAAATCCTATTGACTTGTGCATTTCTTTCATGAATACCTTTCCTCTTTCACCAGTAGCAACTAGTCCGACTCTAGGATTCATATTTCTATCTAAAGTAATATAGCCATCCGAATCAATAAATGCGGCAGTATAAGCCCAAATATTCTTTTTGATAAGAGATGGGACTTTGTAGTAAGAACCATTGTATGAAGCAACATCTAACTTTCTTATTGTCTTAGAAATCATATTTGGGTTTGTTATGTTAAACATATCAACAGGCATCTTTTCATGTATGCCCTTAGCAGTAATGCCTTGGTGTTTTGTTATAGTATTTTCAATAAACTCTAGTTGTCTTTCTTTTTTGCTTTTGTTTAGAGTCTGAGTCTTTACTGCTTTAAGACACTCCCTAAATTCTTTTTTTGCTTGCGACATTTCCTTAGATAATTTACTATATTCTTTTGAATAAGCCATTCCTTCTCTATCTAATTCAGCCTCCCAGTATTTACAAAGCGAATCTACTATGCCTCTTCTAGACTTAATATCTTTCATTTTATTTAGTCTCGATAAATCTTTTTCAGTAAATCTCATTTTCCTAAAAGGTTGTTTGTAAGGTGCTAACCAAAAGATACTATCAATTGATTTCTCTAAATGCTCACTATAAGCATCTATTACCACATCAATAGCCTTAGACATATTTTCTCTAAGACTTCCTTTTAATTCTCTACGATTGTTTCTCATTTTCTTAACGAGTTCTGGAACAGTTTGCTCATGAATAATATATTGTTTTGGAAAAACATCTAGCATCTTTCTTGCTTCACTGGCATTGATAGAATATGTTTTAGAAATCAGTGCCAATTCATCTACTTCTGACATTACATAATCCTTTGATACTAAACTTTTAATTGTTATACTTTCAGGTAAATTACTTACGATTTCATCCTCTTCTTCATTCAATTCTTTTAGTCTACCAAACTGTTCTTCGGCTTCTTCTAGTTCTTCGACTGTTAGATTCATATTTATTCCTCAAAAGTTTAATCCAAGTAGTCCGTTGTTTCTTGTTGGTTTAGGGTCGTCAAATAGTCCCATATTATCTAATAGTATGAATTTATCTGATATTTGGTAAGTGGCCGCATTCGCTAAGGCTAGGCTCATAACCATATCGTCATGCGCCCCTACACCCTCAAACTTACCTCTTTCAGTAATAGCAAACATAGATAATTCTTCTATCAATGTTGAAGTAACTCTTCTACTTTCTTCATTACCATAAGGAAAATTAACCTTATTATTTTCTAAACTCATTTGTAGATTAAGAATTATTTCTTGTTTCTTTTTTCTAGTAGTATTAAAATCATATAGATTTAAATCTGCAACCTGTCGCAATTCTTGTGTAAATGATTTAGCGAAAGTGTTTGTTTCAAACAGTATTACTTCCGGTCTAAACACCTGATTGATTAGTTTTACCTTTTGTATGTTTTCTCTGAACTCTACATTTTTTGCCCTATCTACATAAACTATTGATTTATTTTCTTCTTCATCCATCTCGATTACTGTAATTACATTGTAATCTCCATCAGTGGAAATAGCAGGGTCAATACCAACATAATATTTGTAGCCCTCTCTTCTATGTGGTTTTAGAACTAAACTGCTATTTTTAGCGGCCTCTAGATATTCGGGATTAAAGAGAGAAGTTCCTGTTGATATGGGAACACACATATATTCTCTAGTAAACATCAAACTACCTACCTCTGCTTTTCTAGCCATAAGAGAATCATAATCCCATCTATTAGGCCATAGCGGTTCATTAAGAGCATTAAGGCATGGATATGTTCTAAGAGTGTATGCAGGATTTTCTGATAGTTGAGCATAAATATCGGTATAACTAAATGGAGTTCCAATAACTCTTAGCGATGCTGAATGATGAAGTGTCGGTATCATATCGCCATAAAACCAATCAGTTACCTTTTGAATACCACTTATACTAAACTCCTTTAGAGGGTCGTCAATGATAATTTCTTGCGGGTGAAGTCCACGAATCTGTGAACCAACAGAACGCTCTAAGATTTGATTACCATTAGTCAATGTAATATTTCCTATCGCCCAACCTCTAGGCGGCTTGAATTTTTTAAGTAAAGGATTATTGAATAGTTTATCTATATCCCTCATATGAACCATAGTCTGTTTTTGGTTAGAAGAAATGTATAGCATTTGATATGGTGGTTCTTGAAATACCAAGTTCCATACTACCCAAGCATGCATAAATACTGATTTACCGTGACCTCTTGAACAAATGATAACAGTTCTTTGAGTATCATTCATAAGTTCTAACCACTCTTCTTGATGTTTAGCAAACTCCCAACCTAATACATTTTGAAAGAAATATGGAAATGAGTTTTTAGATAACTCCATATCCATTTGATGTTCAAAGTTTAACGCCTCTATATCCAAATTAATACCTCTTTAAAATTAAATGCCAAGATTTTTCTATCTTGTCAGCCGGTTTGATTCCCCAAGCCGCACCTTTTTCTTCGGCATAATCCGTTATTTTTTTAATTATATTTTTAGGAATAGAGTTTAACAGGCTAGGTTCTATATTTGTTATCTGCCAACCTGTTTTTTCATTGGCCGCTATCCAACTTGGCGCATTAACAAATGTAGCAAGTAGGGGCTTATTGGGTATGACTTTAGCACGAAAAGGAACTAGGTCACTCATATGTCCTCTAGGAGAACCTTGAATAGATTGAGTTCCCCCGACTATTACATAATCGGGATGTTCTGTCCAGCCAGTAGTAGAGATTGTTTTATCATTATCATCAACTCTAATAATCCATTTGTTTAAATCATAAAAAGAGGGAGGAGAGCCTGCTCTAACATAAGGTTCATTTGGATTATCAGTATTCCATCTTTCTTTCATCTCCTCGAAAGAAAAAATCTCATCCAAAACTTTCGGCATAATTATCCCTACCAAACTCTTTGTCTAAATCTAGCCTTAATTAAATATACATGGTCAGTAGTTATGCCATAATCTCTACCTATAGATTCATGAGAATCAATTGACTTAACAATATTCTCTACTTCCATATGACTCAAATCCAAATTTTCTTCTTTGTGCATTTTTTCTATTACCAAATCTATGTTATCAAAAGTCAATGGTAAGAATCCATACACGGTTTCTTTTCCTAAAGATTTTCTTATAACATCGTGCGCTTTTAATAATTTTTTATTAACCATTTTACCGATAGTTAAAGGAGAATCTTGCTTAACACTATCTCTTAATAGTTGTATTAGTTCAAAGTAGGCTTCTCTTTTGTCTCTTTCGTCTTGGCCGCCTCCAGCAAATAGACTTTGTTTCTCCTCTAATGTATTAATAAAATCTAACTTAAATGAAGAACTACCCGTTTTTGTTTCATTAGCCCTATCTTCTATCGTTTTTCCTTTTATTTTTCTATCCTTTTTAGAAAAGTCTTGTGTTTCATCCATTATGTTAAACAATAAAAGTGAAATAAAACCAAAGGCATCATCATCTCCTACTCCAAATTTCTTCAGAGAGGTTGCGGCTCTTTTGCCCGACGCAATAAGTTGGTCATTTACATTAGTGTCAATGTCTTGGTAGTCTCTTAAATAATCTATAATGTTTCTAAAATCTACTGAACTTATATTTCTAAATCTTCTACTTCCTCTAAAAAACGGACTAGTAATACCAGTCTTATTACCTAGTAACTTATTTATTTCTTTAACTACCTTTCCACCAACAGCATTGTAAAAAGAAGGGACAGAAACAGGTAGCATACCTCTATTCATAGGCTCGTAGTAATATTCCTCAGCAGATTTGAAGAACTTTTTAAGAACTCTTTTTGCCTCGGCTTCGTTAAAGGTTTCATTGAATTTAGGTGGTTTAGGTTTAAAGGCAGTATCTTTAACATAAGAACCAATAGCAGAGCCAGCCGTTGTATCTCTAAAATCAATAGTAGTTTTACCTTGGCCTCTAGTCGCCCTTGTTCCAACTGCTTCTCTTGCGCCCATAGGGAATTGGTCTGGGTCACTAACCAATACTAACGACGACAAATCATTAAAGAAATCTTTAATAAAATTAATATTATCATAGTCTATTTTTTTAGAGTAATCTATATTATCTCTGTCTCCGCCATCGCTTCTTCTTAGAGGATAGAATCCGCTTTTTTCAACAAAGTCTCTTGTGCCATAAGTAGAGTAAAAAGCCTTATCTGCCAAAACAGAGAGAGGTAATGCAAAAGGAAATGTTGAATTAGTTCCGTCGGGGTTATCTTCTATTCCTTCTACCGTTAGTGTATCTTCCAATTCATCTATTAGTCTTTCAAAGTCTTGCCTTACATTTATGGTTAAGTCATCTTGTGCCAAAGCATTTTCCAAATAAGACTTTAAGATAGTATAGTGTTTTTCTATAATGGCTACAAGTTTTATGTTTCTACTATTTTCCCAAACTAGAAGAGGGTCTGCTTTAGAAGGAATTGATTTTGCCTGCTCCATAAATTTAGCATAGACTCCTTCTCCGGCTAATTCTTCAAATTCTTCTATTGATTGTTGTAGTTCATCTTCCGAAATAGTAGCACCAGTATATTGACTATCTCCCCCAACCGTATTTAGAAAGGCTTGCTCCATAGCCTCTTGCTTTCCACCCGAAATATCTTCTTCTATTGCTCTTTCTTCTGGAGTATCTTTTATTTCAGTTATTTTATCATAGAGACCTTGAGTTTGCATTAGTCTAATTATCAATAGAACTAATCTTGCTCCTGCATCTGCTACTAGTATATCAGTAAATGGGAAGTCTGCTATGTAAACAAATTTAGTTAGGTCGTTTTCTAAATTATATCTAATAATGAATTTGTTAGCCTCTTCATTGTTTAACTGCTTCAAAAGAATACCTAAGTCTTTCAAATCATTAAGAAACTTACCTTCTTTTTCTCTAACAACACTAGTCCAAAACTTATACACAGCCTTTCTAGTTTCACCTTTAGAAACATCAACTGCTCCCATGAGTTCGCCCAAAGGATATTTTAATTGCCTCTGTTTTGGTTCTACATCTTGTTCTTCTATTCGTTCTATTATGAACATAAGATTATCTTCTGAAATCGGATTAGACTCGAAAAGACCTGCCCCCAATCTGTTTTCTATGAGTTTCTTTGTTCTATTTTGAACTTCTTTACTAGCATTTATTTTGAAATCTTCAGGCAGTCTAGTGGTAACTAAAAACCTAGCATCCAGCACTCTACCTCTATTATCCTCTAACATTAGTTTCTGGGAATAGTTCTGTATTTGATTTTCTAAACTCACTGCATCTAAAACATCCTCAGTTGTTTCTAACTCATCCAATGTTTTTATTAGCGCATCTCTAAATAATTTTCTTTGTTTTATGTATTCCTTATCTGTTCTATCAACATTATTTTGTTCAAGATATTTCTCAGCCCATTCGTTTATAATCTCTTCCTGCTTCCTTCTTTTTTTCCCTCTTGCAGAAATACCGGCTATGGTTTTTAAATCCTCTTCGCTCCTTTCAACGGCTATGCCGCCACTCTCTATCTTTACCATACTAACTCTCCCTTAATATCCCAACGCTTTCATCTGATAGAGCCTCAAGAGCCTTCTTTGCTTTAGTCGAGCCTCCCCTTCCTAATTTAAATTTCCCTCCAGTAAAGTTCTCTGCAAATAGTTTGACATGGTTCTCAAATGCAGAAATAATTTCTTTTTTAAGGTTGTTCAAGATTATAGGTATATCTTCTTTTATTTGGTCTGCTATTTTTACATCTCCCGTTTTATCTAATTCTGCATAAGCATCCAAAAGACCATCAGCCCCCACTACTTCTGCATTAAGACCAATGAAACCAATAAACTCGTCTAATGATAAATTAGGTATAGTAGCGGAAATATCAAATGTATTAACTAACTCTACTAGTCCCTTAGTTTCAGAAATAGAAATTAAATGCTTGGAAAATACATCATCGGTTAAACCACTTAGTTCCCTCAATCTAATAAGAGTGGGATTGTTGAATTGTCTACCTTCTTCTGTTCTTTGTTCTCCAATATCTACCAATTCATCGTAGATATCTTTTAATTGAATTATTTCTGTAGGGTCGTCTTTGTCATATATTTGAGCATGAGTAGCGCCATCGGCTGTATTAGCCATAATTATCTGTCCTGCATCATCTCTTTCATCAGTTGGTTTGTTATTTTCTTCTTTACCATTGAAATATATTACATCATATAGGTCAGAATACTCATTTTCAATGATTTTTGCCTCAGAAACACTAGGATTATCCCTTAAATAAGCAGGTAAATTAGCCTTTAATTGGCCTGTTAATCTACCAAAACCTTGCGATAATCTACTAGGACTTTTCCTATTTTTTACTAAATCAGTAACTTTTCTCTTTTTTTGCTCTCTTGTTCCAGTTATTTCATACTCTGAAAGGTCTAATCCTTTGTAATTAGTGCCTCCGGACTGCAAAACTTCCACTATTTCTTCAATTAATTTTCTTTCTATGGCATAATCACTCAATAAGTTCTCTCTTCTGATTACACCTGTTAAAGTAGTTACCCATTTGTCATCAAAATTAGGCCTTAGTATTGTTTTTGCTATTGAGGACATAACTAAATCATCTCCCATACCCGAAACCATAACATAATTTTTAATAAATGGCTCATTAGGAATGAATATCTTCTTACTACCTTCAACAGACTCGTTAATTACTTCTATATACTCTAATACTGTATCTTCTGTAAATGTTTTAACAGTATATTCTAATCCTAGTATTCTATCTCTTGTCATTCTCAAAGCGTCTTTATCAAGAGAGGTCGATGACTCATCCTTAACAAATTTAAGGCTCAAATTTCTAATATTTTCATTATAGTAAGTTAAAATGTCCGGATTTGAGTTTACTAGTTTAATAAATTGATTAAATCCAGTAAACTCACCACTTTTCTTGTATAATTTACCATCTTTATTGTTCGCACCTATCATTTCTGCAAATTTATTGACTTTATCTTCATTCCCTTCGTATGGTGTTATAGTAAAGTAAGGTTCTTGCCTTCTAGTTATGACATATTGCCACATAGTCTGTGCATCGGGATATTTATTCCAATTTCCACCCTTGCCTGTGAGTGGTAGACCTGCTCTTTCTTCCAAAAATGCCTCAGTTTCTTTTCTTAATTTACTTTGTTCCTCTAAAAGTTCATTACTAGCACCATCCGGCTTCTTTTTAGCAACTTCAACCTCTCTAGTTACATTGTGAAGGTCGGTAATTAGTTTCATTAGGGAATCTTTTGTTTTAGTGGGGCGTTTTACTCTCAATTCCATTAATTTTTCCAGTCTTTTTTTTGCCTCTGCCGGATTTAAGCCCTTTTTTTCAGAAAATTTATCAATTTCTTCAAACAAACTCCTTCTATTTGGTGTATTTCCGGAAAGATTATCTAAAAATCTAGAAAATTGCTTGGATTCTGCACTATTTTTATCCGCATTCTTGAAACTTTCATAAAAATCATCGAATATTTGCTCTCTAACTAGAGTTCTAGCCAAAACTTTTACTCTAGTTATAGGTAAAAAGTCCTCTTTTAAAATTTGTAGCCAGTTCAAACGCTCAACTCCTACAAATTGAGTGCTTCTTCAACGGGTTCTAGTAGTTTTTCTAAATTAAAATTAGTAAATCGCTCAACTACCATGTTATTTTCTCTAATAAAAATAGTAAAGCCCCCTCTTCCTTTTTGTAATAGTTCTAATCTTTTATCTTCAAAGTCAATAAACATTTTAATTCCTGCTTTTCCATGTCCACCCTTTACTGCATCGGACTCAAGGCCTAATTTAAATGCAAAATGCTCCATGAATTGTCTAGGTAGTAGCATCTTTAGTATATTTTTCCAACTCATTGTAACTTCTCCTGCATTTTTTGAAATGGTATTTTACCTTCTGCAATAGTGTTGATAGCATCATCAAGCCTTTCGATTTCTTCTTGTAAATTTTTAATGAGGGTTCTTTTGTATTGTTTCATTAATAGTCTTAAATTAACATCAGGCTCTATTTCTTCTAGTTTCATTTTTCTTGCATAGTTATCAAATAGGCCATCAGCAAACTTAGTTGCTATATCTTTAGGAGTCAAGCCTTCAAACTTAACAATATCTTGCCAACTCATTGTAATTTCTCCTTTGGTTCAACTTTTTCGTATAATGAAAGGGTCGGGTGTTCAAAAGAAATATCTTCTGTCTCAATTGTATATTCTGCGGGTTCTCCACCATACGATTCAGCAATAACATATTGAGTTTTACCCGTTTTATTTGCTCTTTTTTGGGCTTCTTTTAATGCTTCTTTAACTTGTAAGAAGTCTTTTTTCAATATATCTTCCCAACTCATTGTAACTTCTCCTGCATTAAATTAAATTATAAATCATATTAAGAAGGTTTCTTGAAACTGTTATTTTTTCTTTTATTTCTCCCTCAGTTAATAGTTTCTTTAAAATTTCTTTAACATCCTTTTTCATTTTATCTTCAATAGGTGTTTCACTTTTCTTAATTTCTTCTTCCCAAGTCATTGTAATTTCTCCTGCATTCTTTGTTTAATCTCTAACCATATCTGCGGATTATTTTGTGCTAATACTTCTTGGACTATTTGCATTTGATGAACAATTACGGTATCTTGTCGCCTATGTATCAATTTACCCTTAAACTCCATCAAGTATTTTAATGATTCTCTAATCTCTCTAGCGAGTTTAGTTAGAGCATCAATCATCTTAGGGTCTAAATCATTTCCTAATTCATCAAAGACTTGTTCTAGTCTCATATCCAATTTAGATACATTTCTAGAAAGTAAATCTACTTCATTTACTTCTTTCTTTGCTATCATCATAGCCGCACTCTCTTGAACAATAGGGGTTAAGTGGTGTTTAAGATGTCTTTGTATTTGTTGTTGAGTAGTATCTAATTCAGCCGCCACTTCCTTAGTAGTGATTTCTCCATTAGACAAGGCTATTTCTATTTCTTTTCTATTTGGTTCTACGCATAATTTACATTTAGGATTAGAACTCATTTCAAAATCTCCCATATGGTTTCTTTGGTGCTGTGCCGCAGTTCCGCTTCTCCATCCGTATTTCTCATCTAAATCATCACAAGTAGTAGAACCACTCTCTAGCAAATTTTCTAGTTCTGTTCTATCTTCATGTTGGCACATGCCACAACGCTTTCTTGTTACCATATCAATTCCTCAAAATATCCATCCACGATTTCAATACTATTCTTTCATCTGTGTTAGGCGCATTCATGCTTTGTAAATCTCTAGTTCGAGTAATTACTGATTGGTTTAGCAAAGCCTTCATAGCATTTTTTGTAAGTTTGAAATTTATTTTTCTAACATCTGATAGATTAAACATATCCATTATTTTATTTTTAGAAGTAGGTGAAAAGTCAAAGTTCTTTTCTCTTAGCATTCTAAGAGACTGAGAGGTTTGAAAGTCATTATCGTTATACAGTGAAGTATTCCTAAGTAAAGCCTGCGCATACCTCTTTATCTCCGGTATCTTTGCTAATGCTACTGCCTGTGTTTTTTTACTAACAGGAACTACTATGTCTTGTAGTCCCTCACTTCTAAAATCAAAACCATTCTTTTTATCTTTGATAACATTCTGCCACGCAGGTTTTCCATCCGGTGCTTTAGATGTTCCTCTTATCTTTAGTGCTTGCTTAACAAACATAACAATAACTTCGGGCGTAGCCTTACAAGTTACCATTCCAACTTCTCCCGCAGGAGCATCTTTTGTATTTAGTTTAGTCAATCTTTCAATCTCTTTCTTTTCTTTATTACCTATTTTAAATTCAGTTGATTCAAACTCCCTTCTCAACTTACTTACCAATAACTTACCATCTTTCCAAAAAGCAGTATTTCTAGTGGACTTAACAAAAAAAGTTTCAAAGGCATTTAACTTTATCCAATCTATAAAATCATCTTCTCCTATCGGTGCGCCCTCTACCTCTATTGGTTCTGATACTGCTTGTATCGCATCTTCTAGAATATATCTAAGACCCCTTGAATCAAAGTCTGAACTAGGTTTTTTATTATATAATGATTGATGGGGAATATTTCCACCATCCATTGTTCCAGCAAACCAAGCGTTAGGGGCTGGAGTAGTATTATATTTTTTAGCATACTTAGCAGTAGCATAGTGACCTGTTATTGTTTTAGGTGTCATTGGGTTTCCTCTAGCATCCTTTCTAGGCTCACTAAAAACGATAAATGCGGGGTCTAGGGCTACTCCTTCTTTGCCTACATCCTTTCCTGTTTCATATAAATCAGCCAACACTTTCGCTAAATCAGTAACATCTTCTAAGTCATCTTCGCTCAAGTAATTTTTTTGTAGAACTCTATCCATTGTTTTGATAGCCTCTACTGCGCCTTGTCCTATTGCCCCCGCCCTTCTGTTTCTACTCTTTTCTCTAACATAAGTTCCAGTAAGATGATTCTTGAGAAAGTCGAAAAGTGTTGGAATATTTTTTACTCGCATTTTGCCTCCGGAAATACCTAAACAAGTTTTCTTCCATTTAGCATACTCATTAACAAAATCATACTTATCGAGATTCTGATTGATTCCCATACCTTTGTAATCAATCGTTTTCTTCTTTATCTTTTTTCTTTTTACCATGCTTTTTCCCCCCATAAGTTATGTTGAATAATTTTCCTGAAACTGCCGAAGGAGAAGTAGTAGTGACTGCTCCCGCTTCTTTCTCTATACTTTCCTTATTAGTTTTTTCTTTAAGAATATCTTTCCACTTCATATTAATCACTTGTGCCAAGTTAAACCATACTCACCAGTTTTATCCCATTCGGATAATATTCTTGCGTAATCGGAATAATAAAAATTATCATCAGAATAAATATCTCCGCTAAGACCAATTCTACTTTTCTCTAATACAGAAGCCGACCACTCAATAACCACTAGAGTTTCGCCTCCATATGTATAGCCATCCTCTAATCGTTTACCACCAACTGAAATATTAATGGCATTAAACATCTCTACTTCATAGTATTCTGTCAAACTTGCATCTTCATCATAAAAACGGTGGATTCCATACATCCGACCTCCGACCTCCATTTGATAGTCCTCCGTTCTTTCTAGTCTTAACATTTCTAATGCTTTACAAGCGACTTCTTCAGGAACAGGATTATAGGTATAAAATAGGCTCTCCGATAATATAGTTATATCTGATTTTTTGTCTTTAATAGAAAAATTTCTTGACTCCGGTTTTTTGTTTCTTTCTTCAACTAGAACTGCATCTCTATCAAAAGGTATTGCCATATCTTGAACATCTGGATGCTGTGAATATTTATCCTCATCCCAACCTCTGTCCCAAGTCTGTTCAAGAAGTAATTTAGTGTTTTTTAATTTGTTTACTAGTTGTTGCAGTTTCCTATTACAGTCATCATCTTCTATATCTATATCAATATCCTCTATTTCTTTTATCTTTCCTTGCGTTATAACATTCTTGAGAATATCCCGCCAGCCCATCTTACTCACCTTACTTAAATGCTTTATCATACATATCAATATAATTTTGATTGTTATAATCCATTTCAATTGTTTCTCCTTGTTCTCGCATGTTAGATACAAAGGCGTAAACTGCCTTTTTAATAGCAGCAATCATGCTCTGTCTAAATCGTCTATAGAAATATTCCTTATTGGTATATTTTCTTAATCTATTAACCATTTTTTCCATAGGTGCTATATACTCATCAACAAATTTATCAATTGATTCAAAATCGGAAATATTGTCTTGAAGTTGTCCAATAAACAATCTTGGTAGTATAAATCCTATTTCCCATTTTGTGATATTTCTATCATCTTTATCCCTAACAACCAAATATACATAATAACCAAATGAATAAAGAGACCCAGCCACATAAAATTCAAACTCTACATGAACATCATCTTTCCTGTATATTTCTGTTCGGGGGCTTTGCGCTATATCTGTTGCTCTTATTTCTCTCAAAATAAGACCTTTCAATGCACAGGCCTCTTCTTCTGTAACACTATTGAAGTCGCCTTTTTCGTCAATTTCTGGATGTTTTTCATGACTAGGAGTAAAAGATTTTATTATATTAGAGAAGCCCTGTATCCATCTTTTACAGTCATCAT